CGGGCGGCGGCTCTACGACCTCCTCCGGCGGCGGGCAGACCACGAGCGCGGGCGGCGGGCAAACGTCCAGCGCGACGGCGCTCGAGTCCTCGAACGTGCTCCCGAGCCAAACGAGCGGACAGGCCGTGCATAATCACGGCATTTCACGCGGCGCACGGCTCGCTACGACCAGCGACGGGAAAACCGTTGACGGTTACGAGACGTTCGTTTGGTCGGGGGCTCATGTTCACCCGGCGCACACGCACAGGATTTCGGCGCATACGCACGAAATCGACGACCACACGCACCGGGTAAGCGCACATACGCATACGGTGAAAGACCATACTCACACCGTAAAAGACCACACCCACGCTATCGAGTTCGGCATATACGAGGGGCAACGCGCCTCGAAAGCGACTATCAAGGTAGACGGCAAAGAGATACCCGCGCCGTCCTCGTATAGCAATATCGACATTGTGGAATATCTCGCCACAGACTCGAACGGCAAAATCCGCCGTAACTCGTGGCACTCGATAGAGATACTCCCCGACAATATGAGCCGTATCGTGGGCGCGGTATTCGCTCAAACATTCTGTAATTCTCGCGGCGGCGGGGACTACTAAAAGGAGGAAAGAAAATGTCCGAATTAGTGAAAATGTACCCGGCGCAAGCCAACTCCCCGGAGACTTCGCTCTCCGGCGCACTGACGGCGGCGGGTACGACCGTAAACGTCGTTGACGGCTCCGTATTGCCGGAGGCTCCGAACTTGCTCACGATTGGAGCGGACGGCTCCACGGCGGAAACGGTGCTTATGACCGCCAAGAGCGGGAACGTGCTCACGGTCACGCGAGCGCAGAACGGCACGACCGCCCGCGCGTGGTCGGCGGGCGACGTTATCGCCCGATATTTCACGGCGGCAGACCAAACCGCCATACAGGAAAATATTAAGAAGCTCAACGAGGGAAAGGCCGAGAAAGCCGCCTCCCCGACGGCGGGCAACTTCGCCGGGCTCGATGCAAGCGGCAATCCGACCGACAGCGGGAAAAAGCCGGGCGACTTCGCCGCCGCGAGCCATACCCACACAGGCAAGGCGGACAAGGTAAAGAGTGCGACGGCGGGCAACTTCGCCGGGCTCGACTCCTCCGGCAATCTGACCGACTCCGGCAAAAAGCCGGGCGACTTCGCCGCCGCGAGCCATACCCACACGGACAAGGCGGACAAGGTAAAGAGCGCCACGGCGGGACACTTTGCCGGGCTCGACGCAAACGGCAACCTCACCGACAGCGGGAAGAAAGCGAGCGACTTCGCCAACGCCTCCCACGCACACGCGGGATACGCCGAGGTAAAGATTTTCTCCGGCGTTTCCGTCGCCGCCTCCGCATGGGCGAACGACAGCACATACGCGGCGTATCCGTATGCCGCCTCTATCGCTTGCTCCGGCGTGACGGCGAGCTACGTCCCCGAGGTCGTGTTCGGCGCGGTGGAGGCCGCGAGCGGGAACTTTGCGCCGGTCGCTCTCTCCGGGAGCGGGACGGTCAAAATCTACGCCGCGACAAAGCCGACGGCGGCTATCACGGTGCAGAGCATTACTTGTATTAAGGCGGTGAGTTAAAAATGATTGGTAGAACAAACGCAGTCAGCAAGCCCGGAGTCGAGCTCTCTCTCGTGGTATCCGTTACGAGTGGCGCGGCGGTCACGGCGACAAAGGGCTCGAAAACAGTAAACGGCACAGCGGCGGGCGGCTCGTGCGTCCTCTCTTTGCCGGAGGCCGGTACATGGAGCGTCAAGGCAACGCTCAACGGTCAAACGTCCGATACGAAAAGCGTCTCCGTCGTCGATAGCTACGCGGTGGCGCTGACGTTCTTTTCCGCGACGATTACCGTCAACGTAGACTCCGGCGCATCCGTCACGCTGAAAAAGGGCGGGACGACAATCGCCACAAAGACGAGCAACGGGACAGCGGTTTTCACCGTCACGGAGACGGGGGCGTACACGGTCACGGCGACAAAGAACGGGCAGACGACGAGCGGCTCCGTCAATGTCGTTTCCGGCACGACCTCCTACTCGCTGACGCTCTCTTTCGTGAGCTCTACGCTCAACAATAACGAGTGGAGCGTTATCAAGTCCGTTTCCGACGCGGGACAGGGCGCGAACTATTGGAGCATCGGCGACCGAAAGGCGGTCACGCTTAACGGCACGGTCGGAAAGCTCTCGCTCTCGAATGTCACGACCTACGCTTTCGTTATCGGCTTTAACCATAACGCAAGCGTCGAGGGCGCAAACCGCATCCATTTTCAGCTTGCAAAGACCGCGCTCTCCGGCGGTACGGACGTGTGTTTCTGCGATAATCAATATGGCCCGGATAGCGGATGGTCGTCCCCAGGTGCGGGTTATTTCGTTATGAACGCGAGCAACACCAACTCCGGCGGATGGAAAAGCTCGCAAATGCGTACAAACATTTGCGGGACGAGCTTATCGAGCTATTCCGGGACGATTATTGCAGTCATTCCGGCGGCGCTCCGTGCCGTCCTCAAGTCCGTTACAAAGTACACGGACAATACGGCAAACGGCGGCGGCTCGACGGCGAGCTACGTCACGGCGACAACGGATTACTTTTTTCTCCTCTCGGAGTTCGAGGTTTTCGGTAGCATTTCCTACGGAAACACGAACGAGAAGAACAAACAAGCGCAGTACGCCTATTATTCCGCCGGGAATAGCAAAATCAAGTACAAGCACAACGGCACGAGTACCGCCGCTCGTTGGTGGCTCCGTTCGCCTTGTTCGGGCAACTCCTACTATTTCGTGAATGTGTACACCGACGGCACAGTCCTCGACACCGACGCGTACTTTTCGCTCGGCTTCGCGCCCGGCTTTTGCGTATAATTCGGAAATCGAGACTTGCGCCCTCAATGGGCGCATAGTCGGCGAGGAGGAAAGAAAATGTCCGTACCAAAATCGAGACGCGGCGAAAGCCCGGCGGAGTATATCAACCTCGCCCGCGAGATTTATGTATTCACATACAACCGCGTCCGCATCCTGCCGAAAAGCTACACCTTTTATTTTTCCTTGCCGCTCTACAACGCGGCGCGAGAGGCTTATCGCATGATAAAGACGGCAAACCTCATTTACGTTGACGAGAAATCTCCCGAGGAGATACGCCGCCGGAACATCCAGCGGCGGAAAGAGTATTACGAGACGGCACAGGGCTATTATAACTCGATGCTCGACGTACTCGACCTCGCGTATCTGACCGTCAACCATGAGAAGATACCGCCGAACGTCCTCAAAGAGTGGGTAAAGCTCATTACGGACGAGCTCTCGCAAATCTCTAAAATCAAACGGAGCGATAAAGCGCGAGCTTAATCCTCCGAGTGATTAGCTTATATTCCGCATCGCCGCTAATTGGTGGCTCCGTTCGCCTAATTCGAGCAACTCCAACAATTTCGTGAATGTGAACACCGACGGCACAGTCAACAACAACAACGCGAACAATTCGCTCGGCTTCGCGCCCGGATTTTATATCAACACGGGGCAGACCGAATAACTCCTCACGGAGCGAAAGCAGTCCCCATATAAAAGGGGAATATAACCTCTCTGACGGCCTCGCGCCGCCGGACAAACATATACCGCGATACGGTTAGCCGGACGCTCCTTGCATGGGCGCGGAGTGCGTGTTTTCCGCGCTTTCATGGCTCGCCGTTACGCATTTTAGACAACACGCCGAGAAAGAAATGTACGAGGTATTTTTATCTTATGAACAGCGCAGAACGACGCGAGGCACGGTATCAGCGTCGCAAGGCCGCGAGAATGGCAAAGAAAGCCGCCGCGCTCCGGGAGTACGGAGATTTCGAGACGGTTTTCTCATTCGAGCGGCTCTATGAGAGCTACCGCGCCTCCGTCCGTGGCGTTGGGTGGAAAGCGAGCACACAGCGATACAAAGCCGCCTCGCTCGCCAACGTCACAAAGACACACGAGGAATTGATAGCCGGGAAATACCGCTCCAAGGGCTTTTACGAGTTCGATATTGTGGAGCGGGGAAAGCCGAGGCATATTCGGAGCGTCCATATCTCCGAGCGCGTCGTACAACGGTGCTTGTGCGATTACTGCCTCGTGCCGATGCTCTCCCGGTCGTTCATTTACGACAACGGAGCGAGCTTGCGCGGCAAAGGGTACGATTTCGCCGTATCCCGGGTGACGCACTTTCTCGCGGAGCATTACAGAAAACACGGGCGGGAGGGCTACGTCCTCGTATTCGATTTTTCAAAGTATTTCGATACGGCACAACATGAGCCCGTTTTTCGAGAGTTCGAGCGGAGCGGCATCGACGACCGCCTCGTCGCACTCTCGAAATATTTTATTCAGAACTTCGGCGACGTGGGGCTCGGCCTCGGGAGCCAAGTCTCGCAGATTGCCGCGCTCGCCCTGCCGAACAGGATAGACCACTATATCAAGGACGTGCTCGGCATGAAGTATTACGCTCGCTATATGGACGACGGGTGTATCATCAGCGAGTCAAAGGAAAAGCTCGAGATTTGCCTCCGGGAGCTCCGGCGGCTATGCGCCGAGCACGGTATCCGCCTCAATCCGAAAAAGACGCAGATTATCAAGCTCACGCGCGGATTTACATTCGTCAAGGTGCGCTTTCGCTATGGCGTAAACGGGAAAGTCGTCCGCCGGGCAACGTACAAGGGTATCCGGCACATGAGGGAGAAACTACGCATTTTCCGGCGTTGGGTGGACTCCGGCAGAATGACGGCGGCGGACGTGGAAACGTCCCTCGTATCATGGCGGGGACACATGAAAAGATTTCACTCGTACCACATGGAGCAGAGCGTCGAGCGGCTCTATCGTGAATTATTCAAGGGAGGGTAAGCTATGGAATATGTCGTTTATCGGCGCTTTAAGGCCGAGGGCATCGACGGAGCCTTTAACCTCCGATACGGGACGACCGTAACGGAGCGGGACGGCTTTCTCTTTGCCGCTGACGGGCGGAAGATTTGCGCCGCAACGTCTGAAAACGGATGGGAGCATTTCAGACCAAACACGCCGGAGGGCGCGTATCGTCAAAAGATGCTCGACGGACTCTATCACTATTACGGCAAGCACGAGGGCGCGTCGGACTTCGACCCGGAGAAATGGGCGGGGGCGGAAAATCTGTATTGGAAAAACCTCCTCCGCACGATGAACACGCAGGAACTCGAGGAGTTTTATAAAAAGCGGCTCGGAGAGCTGCCGAAAATGGAGGGATAACGTATGTATGCTATCAAAAGCGGCGGAAAGGTCGTCGGCTACTCCGATACCGTTGTCTATGTCCGCCTACACGAAAACGGGTGCTATGTCCCGTGCGACGAGGCGGAGGCCGAGGGCTTTTGCATCAAGACGGCAATCGACCGCAAGGACGAGGAGACGGGCGAGACGACGACATATCTCGAGGACTTCGTTTACGCTTTCGCCGACGGCGGGCTCCTCGGTATCGAGCCGGTCGGCTCCGTGGAAAATGTGAGCGGTACGCTCATGCTCGCCGAGAACGATAAAGTTCTCGATATTCTGTTAGGGGGTGCGGCGGAATGATTACCGTACAGAGGGCGCGGGAGCTCCGCGCTATGATTGAAAAGGCGGCGGGAGCCGGGCTCGACGATAAGGACGGCTCGACAGCCGTCGAGCTTTATCCGGTGCTCACCGGCGGCGGGGCGCTCGTCAAGTCCGGGACTCGTATCAACTGGAAAGGTGCGCTCAAGCGGGCGGCGGTGGACTTGTGGGACACGGCGGAAAACACGCCGGAGGCCGCGCCGAGCTTGTGGGAGGACGTGCTCTATAAAAACGGCGCGAGGATTATCCCGGCGACCATTACGGCGGGGCTCGCGTTCTCCAAGGGTGAGCGCGGTTATTGGGGCGACGTGCTTTACGAGTCCTTGCTCGATAACAACGTATGGACTCCCGAGGCGTATCCAGACGGCTGGAAAAAGGTCGCCGAATGAGCGCGGCGGTCTACACGGTCGAGCTCGACGGCGAAATAATAGCGCGGCGGGAGTCTCTCTTGTGGGTGAGGCTTGACGCTCCCGGCCTCTATGTCGTATGCACGGAGGCAGAGGGCGAGGGCGTTATCGTTGACGGGGAGATTTACCACGTTCGGGGGTGTCCCGTATTGCCGGGAAAGCAGACAGTTAAACTCGATTATTACGAATTATAACGGAGGTTAAGAATGGACTATGTAGGAGCGATTATAGGAGTCCTCGGGACTATCCTCGGCGGCGTGTTAAGCTATGCCGCTTTTCATAGGAACTCGAAAAAGGACAGCGAGAGAGAGGGCAAAGAGGCCGGAACAATGTTGACCGAAATCGGGTACATTAAAGGCGGCATCGACCGTATCGAGCGCAAGCAGGACGCACAGGACGCGCGCTATATCAGCATGGCGGAGCGTATGTCGGCGGTGGAGAACTCGGCAAAGTCGGCGCATCATCGTATCGACAGGCTCGAGGGGCGCGAGGTGCGGGAGGACGGATAATGTCCGCCCGCAAAGGCGCGGCGCGGCGGCGGAAGTTCAAAAAATGGGCGCTCGAGGTATGGAGCTTTGCAAAGGGGTATCTCTCCTTTTCAAAGCTCCTCGTTTATGCCGTCCTCTATATCGACTACAAATCGACCATGACGACGCTCGACCTCTGCCGGATTTCCGTAGCCAACAACTACACCGGCTCGCTCCCATATTTGACCGCCCTTATCGCCTTTTTACAGGCCGCGACCGCTACCGTGCTCTCGTTCTCGCTCAATAAGAGCAAGGCCGAGAACACGACCGGCGGAATTACATACGACACGGCAACAAAACGAGATTGCTAAAGGAGGTAGCAAAATGAAAGAAATCATCGTAAAGCGGCTCGGCGCTCTCTTGAGTGTAAAGAGCCTCGTCACGCTCTTGCTCTCCGGGGTATTCGCGTACCTCGCCATTACCGGGCAGACGAGCCAAGAGTTTATGACGGTCTACACGGTCGTTATCGCGTTCTATTTCGGAACGCAGACGCAGAAAATCAGCGACGCGGTAGACAAGACTCTCAAGGGGGAATAATTTATGCTGACGGTGGAAAAGCGGATTATTTCCCGGAACTTCACGCGCGCCGGAGCAGGACGGAAAATCGAGTATATCGTTATCCACTATTTCGGCTCGCTCGGTACAGCGGCGGCGGTGGCGAACTACTTCGCCGGAGCCGATAGGCAAGCCTCGGCGCATTACTGTTTAGACGAGGGGAATATCGTTTATCAGTGCGTCGAGGACAATAATATCGCGTGGCATTGTGGCACGTCCGGCGGATACGTTCATCCGAGATGCAGGAACGCGAACAGCATCGGGATTGAAGTACGCCCGTATAAGCTCGATAAGACGACCGCCGGGAGCGCGGCGGCTCGGGATTGGTATTTCACCGAAAAGACCGTCGATAATCTCGTGGAGTTTACGCGGGCTCTCATGGAGAAATACAATATCCCCGCCGAGAACGTCGTCCGGCATTACGACGTTACGGGAAAATGGTGTCCGCGCCCGTGGATGGGCGACGACATGAACGCCTATTACGGCACGAGCGGAAATGAACAATGGGCGAGATTTAAGGCTCGCCTCTCTGGAAACGAGGAGGTTTTCGACATGGATATTAACGAGGCAAGAAAGCAACTGACCTCTTGCGCCGATACCGGCGACACGCCCTCCGCATGGGCGAAAGAGGCGGCGGAATACTGCAAGCGCAAGGGCATTTTCAACGGCGACGGAGCCGGTAATTTCGGATGGCAACAGCCGATTACCCGCGAGGCCGTCGCTTGCATCATCTACCGCGCACTCGAGGCGGCGGGCGCTCTCGGCAATCTTTCCGACGTATAATCGTGCAGAAAAAGCGGGCGGGGCTCTATGGCCTCGCCCGCTTTTTCTTTTTGCGCGGCGGTGGAAAACTCCGTGCAAATGTTATTTATTGAAATAGAAACCGACCCATATACCGCGCCGAGACGGTCGTCGCGGCATTAGACCGCCTCGAGCGCCTTTACGGTGCGGCGTTCTATCGGATATTCAAAACGATAACCGTAGACAATGGCTCCGAGTTCGCGGATGCTGACGGCATCGAGCGGAGCGCCCGGCGCAAGGATGCAAAGCGGACGACGGTCTATTACTGTCATGCGTATAGCTCTTGTGAGCGCGGCACGAACGAGAATATTAACCGCATGATACGGCGGCAATTCCCGAAAGGGACGGACTTCGACAAGGTGACGGCGGCGGAAGTGAAGCGCGTCGAGACGTGGCTCAACAACTACCCGCGAGAAATACTCGGCTTTATGTCCTCGGCGCAAGCGTTCGAGCTCGCCTTTGACCGCGCCGCATGAGCCCTCAAAAATTTATTCTATCTTTTTCGCACAAAATACTTGACATTTGCGTTTGTGCCGTTTATCATTAAGTACGAAAGAGCTACTAAGCTCCGACGCACTTATTTTTTTATGCAGAAACGGAGGCGAGACAATGAAATACGAGTGTTTGAAGCTCGAGGAGCGGCGGATTATCGAGGCTATGTACGCCGAGGGCGCAAAGCCGGACGAAATCGCAAAGCGCGTCGGCAAGTGTCGAGCGACTATTTACCGCGAGCTCGAGCGGGGCAAGACCGGCGAAACGGACTCTCGCTTTCGGCAAGGGTATAGCGCGGCGGTAGCGGAGGCTCGCGTCAATCGGTCGTACCGAAATAGAGGCCGTCGGAAAGCGGCTCAATAAAAAAGGAGGTTACTCATACCATGAACGAAAAAACACTCACGGCGGAACAATGCTCCAAGCTCTCGCTCTACATCCTTATGACGACCAAGACCCGCGAGGGTGAGGCGGCGACATGGGAAAAGCTCGCAGAGGAAAAGAAAGAGGACGGCTCCCCGAAATATATCCACGCCGCCGACAACGCGCAGTTTTGGAGAGAGCTCGACGCAGACCTCCGCGAAATACTGCGGGCTTTGGAGGCGTGAGCATGGACAACTTTCAGAGTATCACGGCGAGCCCGGAGGCGCTCGCGGCGTTCCTCGGCTCTATCCCGGCAATAGAAACGCCGTGGGACGAGGCTTTTCACCGGCTCTGTTGCTCCTCGTGCTCGGCGGCGGACTGCGACGATTGCCGCCGCTCGGAGCGGGATAACCCGCTTTGGTGGCTCGGCCTCCCGGCGGCGGAGGTAGAGAAATGAACAATCTCGAAAAATGGCTTATCTCCATAGAGCCGGAAAAGGTTATCGAGGAAATCCAAAAGAGAGCTTGCTCGGAGTGTCCGGCGGCGGAATACTGCAAAAACTCGCCGTTGAACTTTTGCACGGAAGTTCTCTATGCGTGGGCGAAAGAGGAGGCGCTATAAATGGACATGGATTTAGAGCAAAAGGCCATTATGCGGCTCCGCGAGGCGGCGGACACGTCCGAACGCTTTTACAAAGCCCCGCTCATTGTGACAACCAGCGGCGGAAAAGATAGCTCCGTTTGCGTGGCGCTCGCAGAAAAGGCCGGTATCGACTTCGAGGTTATGCACAATCACACGACCGTAGACGCGCCGGAGACGGTCTATTTCATCCGCCACGAGTTTAAGCGGCTCGAGGAGAAAGGCGTAAAATGCACGGTCAACTATCCGCACTACAAGGGCGAGCGGGTGACTATGTGGAGCCTCATTCCGCAAAAGCTCATGCCTCCGACGCGACTCGTCCGCTATTGTTGCTCCATTCTCAAAGAGCGCGGCGGCCAAGGCCGCTACATAACGACGGGCGTTCGTTGGGCTGAAAGCGCCGCGAGAAAGAAAAACCGGGGCATTTTCGAGAACGGACACTCTAACCCGGAGAAAAGAGTCATTCTCAACAACGACAACGACGACCGGCGGCGACTCTTTGAAACGTGCATGAGACAGCACAAAGCCGTATGCAATCCCATTATTGATTGGTCGGACGCGGACGTATGGGACTATATCGAGTCCGAAAAAATCCCGGTCAATCCGCTTTACGAGTGCGGCTTTTCCCGTGTCGGGTGCGTCGGGTGTCCTATGGCGGGTACGCAAGGCAGACAAAAGGAGTTTAGCCGCTATCCGAAATACCAAGACGCATATATCCGCGCTTTCGACAAGATGCTCGAGGAGCGGAAACGCCGAGGAAAAATGCAAGGCACATGGAGAGCGGGAACGACAGGCCGCGACATTTTCCATTGGTGGATGGAGGACGGGGTGCTCCCCGGACAAATGGAGTTCGACGACCTCTTATTAGAGGAGGACGAGGAATGGTAGGCGCTGACTTTACACGCACTTGCGAGGGGTGCGAGCACGTCGTAGCGGAGCCGTGGTCGAAAGACACGCTCTCCTATCGGTGCTTTGCTCCCGGCAGATGCAAGGGGCGTGTCGTCGGCGTGAAACGCTTTGACCCGTATATCCCGGCATGGTGTCCCAAATTATCGAAAAATGGAGGAGTGAAACAATGAGCGAAACGAGTTCGAGAGTCCGGCTTATGGCAAACTTGCAAGCCGCCGTCGCGGAGGCCGTCTCCGGCACAATGGAGGAGCGCGGGCGCGGCTTCGCCTCTGACCGCGAGGCATGGGCGGAGTTAAAAGAGTGCATCGAGCGCAAAAAGCAGATGCACACCGACATTGAGAAAGTCCACAAGGAAATGTGGAGCGCGGTCAAGGACAGGAACGAGGACGCTTTCGCCGCGCTCTCGCAGGAGTTCGAGCGGAGCTCCCGTATTCTCGCCGAGGAGTGGGCGCAAACGTCCGCCCTCGCAAAAATCGCCGTTATCAGCGAGTCGAACGATTGAGGAGGTCGCACAAATGAAAAAGCTCTATTCTAAGAAGCTCGGCGGCGAGGCGTTCGCCCTCGACGCGGCGCAACTGGACATTCTGAAAAAGGCCGGTTATACCGTGCCGAGCCCCGAGGAGGTTATCGCAGACGCGGCGGCGGTCAAAATCGAGCCGCCGGAGGGTGCTCGGGCGTATGTCGTCTTTGATTTCAAGACCGGCGCTTTCGCCGTCCGCACTCAGACGCAGACACTCACCGATAACGAGGTCGGCGGCTTCGTCGGCGAGGTCGTCTCGGCGGCTATCTTGAGTAATTTCGTCGAGCGGGCAGACCCGGACAGGCCGAAAGGAGCGGCTCCGGCGGCTTCGGCGACGGCCTCTCCACTCGTGAATATGCTCCGAGCCGCTTTCCTCCGGGCGGCGAGCGATAAAGCTCCGGCGGCGGACAAGCCCACGGAGGCGGCAGATACGCCGGAGGTCGTCGAATGATTAAGCTCGGCGACTGCATCACGGTAAAGCCCGCGACGTTCGACGTTCCGGGCAAGGACGGCAAGCCGAAAGCAATCCACGGGACGGTCGTCTACGTTCATCCCGCCGGGCGATATTGTGTCCTCGAGTTTGACGTAGGTAGACGCGAGCCCGTGACTATCCGAGAGAGCTTTCAGCTTATCGACGGGAGGGTAGCAGAATGAAGCACGAGCAATCAGCACCGGCGGGATACCGCCAGCGCTTTGCCGGGACGATGAAATTATACCTCGTCCGTCATAAGGAATACGGCGAGCTCACCGTAAACGGCGTGAACAAATACGAGGCCGTACACGCCGCCGCCCGCAAGTGGGGCGTTCGGTGGACGGCAATCGCCCGGGAGTGCGAGTATATCGTGCTCGCCGAGGATACGCCGGAGGGCGGCAGACCATGACGAGGCAGGAGCGGCGGAAACGTCGCAGACAGCGCCGCCGCCGGATGCAAGCCGGTATCCTCCTCTCGCTCGTCCTCGTGCTGGGGCTTATTATCGCACTCCGGGCGGGCAAGGAGCGGGAGACGCTCGAGCAGGAAATCCCGCTCGCGGCGGAACGGCAAACGTTGGCATACATAGCCCCGGCTCCGGCCTTGCCGGATACGGCGGCGGAGGAAACGCCGGAGGAGCCCGAGGAGCCGCCGGTAGAGCCGGAGCCCGAGAACAGATACGCGGAGCTCCATTTCAGCGACGAGGACGTTTATATCCTTGCTTGCCTCGTCTACCACGAGGCGCGCGGCGAGAGCTTCGAGGGACAAGTCGCCGTCGTCGAGGTCGTTCTAAACCGTATGCTCTCCGACTATTTCCCGGATACGGTCGAGGAGGTCGTATTTCAGAAATACGGCGACGTATGGCAATTCTCCCCCGCTCCGTACCTCTACTCGGCGGAGCCGGACAAGGAACAATATCTCGCGGTGCATACAGCCATAGAGGAGCGGGAGCACATTCTTTCAGAGGATACGGTCTATTTTTCGACCGCGCCTTATAACGAGAGCGTCGATATGATTATCGGCAATCACTATTTCTGTAAAATCTTTTGAACGGAGGAAAAGACGATGCAACTCATTACCACAAGGAACAAGGAAATCTCTTTCGCGGAACTCAAAAAGGCCATTTCGAGCGGGAACGGCCTCGAGCTTATCCGCCCGGGCGACAAGTTCGCTATCGAGCTCAAAAACGGCGAGCTCGTCAATGCCGTTTGCGGCGGCTACGTCAACGAGAAGCGCGCCCGCTTCGTCCTCGAGGACTGCCTCGCGGATAAGTGGCGCATGAACGACACGCCGACCAACAAGGGAGGATACCTCAAGAGCGAGGGGCGGCGACACGTCCTCGAGGATATTCTCCCGCTTTTCCCGGACGAGCTCGCGGAGGCGTTCGAGCCTCGTTTCATGTCCGAGGAAATCGACGGAGAACGTCACGAGTACGCGGATACTCTGTGGATACCATCCGCGACCGACGTTTTCGGCGCGGGTGATTGGTGGAACGAGGAGCCGGACAGCTTTCAACTTGAGATTTTCAAGCGTGAGCGTGACCGCGTGAAAGAGCACGTCGGAGATGGGACGTGGTATTGGTGGCTCCGTTCGCCTGTTTCGGGCTCCTCCAGCTATTTCGTGTTTGTGAGCACCGCCGGCACAGTCGGCAGCTACTACGCGCACGATTCGCTCGGCTTCGCGCCCGGCTTTGACCTGTAAAATTCGGAATTAAAAAGCTCCCCGGCTCAATGCCGGGGAGCAAGCCACAAGGAGGCGGAGAATGGTTAGACGCAGAAAGTCAAACCTCCCGAAATGGCGGTATGAGTTCGATTGCCGGAAATGCGACAACATTCGAGAGGTACACGACCCGCGCAAGGGCAGAGACGGCGATTACTGCATCCCGTGTATAGAGCGCATGGACAGCCGCCGCCCGAGCCCGATACACGCAGACGAAAAAGAGCGCGTCCTCCGTTGCGAGTGCTTTACGCCTATCCCGGAGGACGAGGAGGAGAAAAAATGAACTTTCCGAAATTATACGAGTGCGACCCGCAGAAAAATACCGAGTGCAACAAGCGAAATTGTGGAAATCCGTGCAGATACACGACGCGAAAAGAGTTTTCCCGTGAGCCGTCCGAGAAAATGACCCCGGAACTCGCGTTTATGGTGCTGGATGCGACTCGCCGTGAACGTTGCGAGGATACGCCGCGCACTCGGGCGGCGTGTAACGTGGCACAAGGAGCCCTCTATCTGCAAATGAAAGCGAGCCCGTACCCCGACGGCGACGAGAACGTTTTAGCTTGTCAGAACTGTAAAAGCGGAGAATATCTCTACAACGAGGACGGCAATCGCAACAGCTTTTGCGGACAATGCGGAAAGGCTATTGATTGGGGCGAGGAGGCGGACAAATGAGCGAGCTACTCGGAAAAGTCGTCGTCGTAACTCAAATGAGAAAAATCCCGGCGGCTTGCCAAATGTGCAAGTATTACGAAAACATGGGCGGGAATAGAGGACGCGGTAGCGACGGCGTTTGCACGGCTCGCGGGACGCTTTACGCGACGCGGGGTATCAGAGTGTCGAAAGAGCGCCTCGATAATTGCCCGCTCCGCATAATTACGGGAGGCAGAGAATGAGACGCAAAAAGAAAAGCCGCCTCGCGGCGGCGGAGTTCCTCGCCGTGCTTATCGTGACGGCGGTCGTTTTCACAAAGGGCTTGAGCGCGGCGCTCGCGTGGCGAGGCTATAAGGCCGTCGGCGGCGAGTTCATGCTCTTGCTCCTACCTATTATATATTATGAGGCAAAGCGGATTATCCTCGATTTCGTGGCGGACTTCGTAGAACTATACCGCCGCGCGGAGGACTGACAATGCAGGACAGAAAAAGAGAAACCGCCGACGCTTTGCAGAACGTCGGCGGGGACTCGTCCCGGAAAAGACGAGCGATTACTCATACCTTTATTATTATAGCACTCTCCGGGACGGTATGCAAGGGCAAAAAATCGAGCGCAAAGCGCGTTTTTACGGGCTCGTATGGAATATTAACAAACCGACCATAGACGAGCTCTCGTCGGAGGGTGTCACATGAAAACAGTTTACAGAGAGAAACGCTATTATTGCGGCGAGTATCTCGACGTATATATCTACCCGACCTATCGGCAAGGCCGGAGCAGAGGCAAGCGGAGCAAGCCGACCTCCGCCGCTCAAGCGAAACTCAATCAGCGGCATAGAGAGGAAAAGCTCGTCCGTCTCCTCCACGCGAACTTTACGCCGGACGACCTCGAAATCCATTTGACCTATCAGCAACAGCCGGAGAGCCCGGAGGAGGCGCAACGACTTTTACGGAATTATATCCGCCGGGTGCAGAGAGCACGGAAAAAACAAGGACTCCCGCCGCTCAAGTACATAGCCGTTACGGAAAAGGGCTCCAAGAATGGGCGCTATCATCATCACGTCACGCTATCCGGCGGAATGGATAGAGACGAGCTCGAAAAGCTATGGGGACTCGGGTACGCGAACTCCCGCCGCTTGCAGTTCACAGAGAGCGGCCTCGCCGGGCTCGGTCATTACATCGTCAAGAGCCCGCTTTACACTCGGGCATGGAACGCCTCGAAAAATCTTATCGACCCGGAGCCGAAAACACGGGACGGGCGTATCTCCGGCAGACGCGCCGAGGAGCTCGCCCGGGACACGACCAACAACGCCGAGTATGAAAAGCTCTATCCGGGCTATTTCCTCGCGGATGCTGGCGCATGGCACAACGACGTAAACGGAGGAAAGTATATCGTCGCCCGCTTTTATCGGCGGGACGGTGTATTTATAAAACCGAAACGGAGGAAACGAAAATGACAGTAAACGAATTTGCGAAAGAAGTCCACGAAAACGCGGTCGCGCATGGATGGTGGGAGACGGCTCGGAGCTTTCCAGAGGTCGCCGCGCTCATTCATTCGGAAGTGTCGGAGGCGCTCGAGGAGTGGCGCGACGGCAATCCGGCTATTTACGGGTGCTGTGGTATCCCGGGCGCGGTGTGCGAGTTCGAGGGCGCTTGCGACAAGGACGAGAAAACCGGCACTTGTAAGCCGGAGGGAGTCGCCGTCGAGCTTTGCGACGCGATTATCCGCATCCTCGATTACCTCGCCTATATGGGCGTGGACGTTGAGGCCGTACTCATGGCAAAGCATGAGTACAACAAGGGACGAGAATACCGCCACGGAGGGAAACGCGCCTAAACCACGATAACGCACGAGGAGGGCGAGCTATGATTAACTATTTCGAGGCGGCGGAGAAAACTCTCCGCGCTCGCGGCTTGCTCGAGACGGCTTTAGGCAATCTCGAGCGGAAAAAGGAGCGCATTTTACGATACGGCGCGCCGTCGGAGTATCCGTCGGCGGATATGTCTAAACCGTACACGGGCGCGAAATCTGTAAACGACGCGCTCGCGGACTGCCTCGAGCTCGCCGAGGTTATGCGGGAAATCCAAGTTACCCGGGATAAGGTCGAGGAAATCGACGACGTGCTCGCGCAGATGGACGAGGACGACGCGCGTATCCTCCGGCTTTGGTACATCGAGCGCAAGAGCAAGGACGAAATCACGGAGGCCGTATGCTATTCGTCCACGTCGAGCCTCTACGACCTCCGTAACAAGGCGCTCGTGCGCTTCGCCCTCCTCTACTTCGGCGCGGGAGCTATGCCGTCTATGTGAGGCGTTTTCTAACTTATTCTCATGTATCGAAAAAAATCCGTATGGAAACTTGCATTTTCCCCGTGCTATCATTGAGGCGTAAAGAGAGGTCGAGGGAAAACCTCGCCGCCGTGCGCCCTACATGGTCGAGCCCTTGCGCTTATGCGTGAGGACGCTTGAGGCCGTGCGGGGCGTTCTCTTTACCCATTCGGAGGCGGAGAGCATGAGAGAGTTTGCAAAAACATTTTACGAGTCTCCGGCATGGAGGCGGACGCGAGCGTATATTCTCAAGCGCGACGCGGGGCTATGCGTCCATTGTGGCGAGCCCGGCGTTATCGTGCATCACAAGATAGAGCTCACGCCGAGGAACATCGACGACCCGGCAATCGCGCTCGGCGAGGATAACCTCGAGACAGTTTGCCGGACGTGTCACGCATTGATACACGAGGGAACGCCGCCGCTTGCCGACGGCCTCGCTTTCGATGCAGACGGAAATATTATCACAGCGCCACATACCCCCCGGGGTGCGCCGAAATAGATACCCGGTAAGTAACCGCGCCTCAATCCTCGGAAGAACCGACCCGGGCGCGCACATGAGGGGGGGTAAAACCGGGGCGGAGGGAGGTTTACTCATTATATGGCGGCAAATAAAAAAAGCTACGACGAGCTCTCGGTTTCTGAAAAAATCGAGGCGAAAAAGAAGAAAATTAAACGGCTTTTCCGAGAAATGCCTCCCGAAAAGCGGCAGTTTGCCGAGGGACTTATCAATCAATTTGCCGTGACCTCCGTCACATTGGAACGCCTCGCCGACGAAATCAACAACGGCGATTTGATAGAGGATTTCGTACAGGGGGCGCAAAAGCTCCGCCGGGAGTCTCCGGCTCTCCGTGCCTACAACACGACGATAAAATCCTTTTCCGCTCTCACAAATCAACTCGTCGCGTTGCTCCCGGAGAAAGAAAAGAAATCGGCGGGTGACGAGCTTATGAGCTTTATCACAAAGCCCGCCGCCCGGTCGGGCAAGTAGTGAACTACGTCCGGGAATATTGGGAGCGGATTTCCTCCGGCGAAATCGTCACGAGCAAACGAGTAAAGGCCGTGTACGGTCGCCTCGTGGCGGAAATGGACGCGGCGGACGAGAGCTCGCCGTATTACTTCGACGAGGCCGTCGGCGAAAGGCCGATTATCTTCGTCGAGCGGTTTTGCAAGCAGTCTCAAGGAACGCTCGGCGAGTCTCTGACGCTCGAGCTTTTCCAAAAAGCATATATACAACTCCTTTTCGGGTGGCTCGAGAGGGCGTCGGGATACCGGCGCTTTCGAGAGACACTCTTTCTTGTTGGTCGAAAGAACGGCAAGAGTACGCTCCTCGCGGCGCTCGCGCTCTATATGCTCGTCGCCGACTACGAGGGCGCGGCGGAGATTTACTCCGTAGCGACCAAGAAAGACCAAGCGAAAAAGACGCTCACAGAGGCCGTGAACATGGTGAAGCAGAGCCCCGAGCTCTCCGCCATTCTCAAGAAGCGGCGCAACGACATTTACTTTCCGGCGACGGCCTCCAAGTTTGAGGCGCTGGCTTCGGACTCGAACACCCTCGACGGCCTTAACTCTCACGCCGTCATTATCGACGAGCTCCACGCGATACGCGACCGCAATCTCTACGAGGTTATGAAGCAATCGACCTCGAGCCGCCGACAGCCGCTCGTGATTATGATTACCACGTCCGGCACGGTGCGCGAGTCCGTTTTCGATAACCTTTACGGCTACGCTTGCGAGGTCGCCGACGGGCAGACTCCCGACGAGCGTTTCCTCCCCGTCCTCTACGAGCTGGACAAGCGCGAGGAGTGGACAGACCCGACGGCATGGATAAAGGCAAATCCCGGCCTCGGGACGATAAAGCAATATACCACGCTCGCCGACTTCGTGGAGCGAGCAAAGAAAAATCCCGAGGACTTGCCCGGCGTTCTCTGCAAGGATTTCAACGTCAAAGCGACCGGCGCGGCCTCGTGGCTCTCCTATGAGGATGCAGTAAACGAGGCCACATTCAAGCCCGAGGAGGTCTATAACACCTACGCTATCGGCGGGTGCGACCTCTCCGCGACGACCGACCTAACGTGCGCGACGCTGATTATCCGGCGCTCGTCCGACGATGAAATCGTGTACGTTTTTCAGCACTATTTCCTCCCTCAAAAGAAAATCGACCAGCTCGACGAGCACAACACGCAAGAAGCGCCCTATAAGATTTGGGCGGAGCGGGGGCTCGTCACGATATGCGAGGGTACTCGCGTCGATTATTCGGCGGTGACGGCGTGGTACTGCCAAATGCGGGACGAGCTCAAGATAGACGCTTTCAAAATCGGGTACGACCGTGCTCTCGCCGGTTATTGGGTAGACGAAATGAAAGCGAACGGCTTCGATATGTGCGCCGTCGCACAGGGGGCTTTTACATGGTCGCAACCTATGAGGGAGCTCGGAGCGGCTCTCGCAGATAAGAAAGTCAATTACAACAAAAATCCCGTTTTACTTTGGTGCCTCACGAATACAGGCGTTAAGAAAAGCGGAGTCAACAACATTCAGCCCGTCAAGATTTCCGAAAAGCGCCGTATCGACGGCATGGTATCTCTCCTCAATGCGTGGGTTATCTATGTGCGGGATTATGAGGACTATATGTATTTAGTGGGGTGAAAAAATGGCAAAGAGAGGGCTCTTTCAGTCTATTTTCGGGGGCAAGAGCGAGAAAAACAAGGATTTCCACGCATACAAGCTCTTGAGCTCGTGGGAGTCTACTTTCGTACCGTATTCCGGCAATATGTGGGATATAAACACGGTACGTTCCGCCGTGGACGCTTTCGCCCGCCGAGCTTCGACCGCACAGCCGCGCCACGTCCGGCAGTCGGCGGAGACGACGGTCGCGGTAAACGACTATATCGACCGCATTTTGCAGTTCCGGCCTAATCCGTACATGACGGCGGCGGACTTTTATTACAAGCTCGCCGCGCAATACAAGGTTTACAACAACGCGATTGCGTACCCGGTTTTTGATGAAACAGGCCGTTTGACGGCTATCTATCCTATCAACGCGCAGTATTTCGAGCTCCTCGAGTACATGGGTACGCTCTATTGCCGCTTCACCTTTGCGACCGGCGCAACGTACATTTGCGAATATTCCCGAGTTATCCACGTCCGGCGGCATTTCCTCGAGCACGATATTTTCGGCGACGGCAACAAGCCTCTCGATACCGCGCTCAAGACTGCGAACACGCTCAATCAGAGCATGAGCAAGTTCGCCGAGCTCGTCGCGGTTATCCGGGGTATTCTGAAAGTCTCGAACGCCGTCAAGACGGAGGACTTAAACCGCCGCCGAGACGACTTTATCCGGGACAACCTCCGTATGGAGAACAACGGAGCGGGCGTTATCGTCACGGACGCGAAATACGACTATACGCCTATCACAGACAAGACGACTCCTATCCCGGCGACACAACTCGCATACGTCAAAGAGGAGATTTACGACTATCTCGGCGTGTCGAAAGAAATCGTCGAGAATACCGCGACTCCGCAACAGGAACAGGCTTTTTATAGCGGCGAAATCGCCCCGTTTTTCCGCCGCCTCTCGCAAGCGTTCTCGAATGTGCTCTTTACCGAGCGGGAGTTCGGGTACGGAAACCGTATCGTCTTTTCCGCGAACTCCGTCCAGTTTGCGACGCTCCCGGAAAAGGTCACGGCGGCAAAGTTCTTGACGGAAATCGGCGCGGCGACGCTCGACCAAATCTTGACTATGTTCGATATGCCGACCATCGGCGGCGAGGAGGGCGCGCGACGCGTCCAAACGCTGAACATGGTAAACGCAAAGCTCGCAGACAAATACCAGACCGGCGGAAATACGCCGCCGGACGACACTACGCCGCCCGGGGAGCCAACCGGCGGGAAAGAGGAGGGTTAGGCTATGGCTATCAAACAGGGGCGCGAGTATCGCGCTTTGCAGGACTTTAGCCTCGTTCCGAGGGACGAGGGCTCGAAAGAGTATCGGGTACGCGGTACGGCTATCGTATTCAATTCGCCTACGGTGCTATGGGAGTGCGACGGCGTGGAATACAAGGAAATTATCGACCGTCACGCTTTCGACGAGTGCGATATGTCCGACGTGATTTTCAACTACAACCACGGCGGAAAGGTCGTCGCTCGCCTCCGAAACAAAACGCTCGCGCTCAACATCGACGAGCGCGGCGTAAACATCGACGCAGACCTCGGCGGAACAACTGCCGGGCGCGAGCTTTACGAGGAAATCGACGGCGGGTACGTCGATAAAATGTCCTTTTCTTTCACGGTGCGCGAGGCATCCTATGACTCCGTTACCCATACCCGCACTATCACAAAGGTCAAAAAGCTATACGACGTGTCGGCGGTGGACATTCCCGCCTATAATGACACGTCTATTTCGGCTCGGAGCTTTTTCGAGGAGGAGCACTCGAGGGAGCTTGCGGCTTTGGAGCAAGCCCGGAGGCGGAAGAAACTCGTAGCTTTGACATACTAACCGACCACACAACAACTATCATTTTTGGAGGTAAATTATGAACATCGAAAAGAGACGCGCAGAAATCGCCGCCCGCAAAGCTGAAATCCGTAAGCTCATTGAGGGCGACAGCGAGAACAAGCTCAACATGGACGACCTCGAGAAAGAGCTCCGCGAGCTCAACGAGGAGGACGAGAAGCTCGAAAAGAGACAGGCTATCGAGCGTATGCTCAACGGCGGCGCGGCTCCGGCCTCTCCCGCTGGCCTCTCTAATCCCGTCGCTCGCTCCGCAAATCAGCCCGCGCCGGAGAGCACCGAAAAGCTCTATCGCTCCGCATGGCTCAAGACTTTGCAGGGTAAGCCGCTGACCGACGACGAAAAGCGCGCATACTCCACGGCGGCAAACTCCGGCCTCCCCATTATCCCGGAGACGACCGCAAATCAGATTATCAAGAAAATGTACGAGGTCGCGCCGATTTTGCAGAGATGCAAGATTTTCCACGTCCCCGGCAATTTCAAGTTCGCTATCGAGGGTACGAACGACGAGGCCGCGCTCCACACCGAAAACGCCGCCATTGCCGCCGCGAGAGACTCCCTCGGCTCCGTCTCTCTGACCGGCTACGAAATCGTGAAGCTCGTCAAAGCCTCCCGTGCTTGCTCCGAGATGGCGCTTTCCGCGTTCGAGAGCTATATCGTCGAGGTTATCGCCGAGGCCGTCGCCCGCCGCATTGAAAAGTACATTTTCACCGGCACGGGTACAAATCAGCCCGGCGGCGTTAAGACTGCCGGTAAGGGCGAGAGCGGCGCGTACACCGACAGCACAGACCAGATTACCGTAGGTGAGACGGCCTCTCTCACCGAGGAGAACGTTATCGCGCTCTACGGCTTGCTCGGCGACGGTTACGAGCGTAACGCCGTTTGGTGCATGAACAAGGCGACATTCTTCTCCGACTTCTTCCCGCTGATGAACAAGAGCAAGAACAACGTTATCGAGTTCGCAAACGGCAAGTATTACATCATGGGCGCGGAGGTCTACTTTACCGGCTCTCTCGCCGCACATGAGGCGTATCTCGGCGACTTCTCCTATATCATCGGCAACTATTCGCAGGATATTACCGTCGTCCGCTCCGAGCACTCCGGCCTCGCTACGAACAGCATCGACTACCTCGGCGCTTGCGTGTTCGACTCTAAGCCGGTCGCGGGCTTCGGCGCGTTCGTGCATCTTGCCAAGGGTACGGCCTAATGAGGAGGGCTCGAAATGGCAGTCGGTGACGAATATCTCGCCTCCGTCCGCCATAGCGTGAGACTCTCCTCCACCGTCCACGACGGGGAATTGACCGACCTCATTAACGCCGCCCGAGCCGACCTCGTGCTCGGCGGCGTTCTTGAGGAGAAAGCGAACGACGAGAGCGACCCGCTTATCAAAAAAGCGGTGACGACCTACGTCAAGGCCGAGTTCGGGCTCGATAACGAGGACGCGGACAGGCTCCGCGCCTCGTACAAGGAACAGCGGAACGGCCTCACGCTCTCGGACTCCTATATCGCGGCGGAGGAGGGATAGCTCATGTACTGGCGCGACGTTGTGACGCTCAAGGCCGTTACGGAGGGGCGCGACGCGGACGGGTATCCGAAAGAGAAAATCACGGAGACGACCGTTTTCGCCGACGTGTCCAGCACCAAGCGGAGCGAGTTCTACGCCGCCCGACAAGCGGGTATCTCGCTCGCGCTGACGGTAAAGCTCCGCACCGCCGACTATAACGGTCAAGAGCGGCTCTCCTTTGAGGGCAAAGAGTACAAGGTCGAGCGCGCATACACGGAGGCGCGGGAATACTACGAGCTTAATTGCTCCGAGTTTAGGGAGGCGAGCGAATGAACGTAAACGCCCTTTTGGTGGATACGCTCGATAGCCTCCTCCCGACCGCCGACGGCGTGTATAAGGGCGCGGCGACCGAGTATATCGTTTTCAACTATACAGAGCTCCCGGCAGACTTCGCAGACGACGACGCGGAGCATTACCGCTATCTCGTGCAAGTCCACCTATACGCGCCGCTCGAGAAAAATACCCGCGCATACCGGCGGGAAATCTCCCGGCGGCTCGTGGCGGCGGGCTTCACGCGCCCGACGGTGACTCCGGCCTCTGACGAGCACGGACAGCATTACGCCTTTGAGTGCGAAATCGCGGGAGGCGTTGACGATGGCTAATCTATCCACGAGCGGGCTCGAGGAGCTCGTCGGCGGCTTCGACGCTATCGCAGAACTCCCCGACGAGGTAGTGCTCGAAATGCTCGTCGCGGAGGCGGAAGTTATCGCCCCGGCGCAGGAGGCCGAGGCGCGCGCTATGCTCTCTGGCAAGTACAGCACCGGCGAGACGGCGCAAAGCATTTCCTACGACAAAAAGCTCAAGAAAACATCGGACGGACGAGCTATCTACGTTTACCCGAAAGGCACTCGGCGACACGGCAACAAGCGCCGCGCCGCCGAGGTCGCTTTTGTGGACGAGTTCGGTAAACAGGGACAGCCCGCCCGCCCATTCATCCAGACGGCAAACGAGAAAGCGGCAGACCCGGCAACCGACGCGGCGGCTCGGGTGTACGACGGCTTTCTCAAATCGAAAAACTTTTAGGAGGTTTTATTATGGCACAGTTTGGCGCAAAGCGACCTATCTTCGCCCCGACGAAAACCACGCCGGACAATGCGCTCCCGACCTACGACTACGAGCACGTCGTAACCGTGGGCAAGCTCGTTAAGGCCGACCTCACCGTTACGAACGCCTCCGGCGAGCTCTACGCCGACGACGCGCTCGCCGAAAAGGTCGATATGTTCGCCTCCGGCTCTCTCGCGCTGGAAACGGACGACAAGACGGACGAGGTACACGCCGCTATTCACGGCGCGACCAAGGATACACGGTCGAGCGAGGTCACGGACTCCGACGGAGACGTAGCCCCTCGCGGTGGCCTCTGCTATTACAAGGTCATTATCCGCAACGGAGTACGCTATTTCAAGGGCGTGTTTCATCCGCTCGTCAAGGCTATTCTCGGCAACGACAGCGCGGCGACGAAAGGCTCCTCTATCACGTTCGGCACGAGCGCGACGACCTTTACCGTGTTCCGTTGCAATTCCGGCGCATGGCGCATCACGAAAGAGTTTACCTCGGAGAGCGAGTGTATCGCGTGGTGCGATACCAAGCTCGGCAAGAGCACGGGCTAATATCTACACACGACGGGAGGCGAGCGAGAACGGCTCGCCTCCCGCTTTGGCAATTGGAGGGTAAAGGCATGAAAGCGGCAAAAATGACGGTCGCGGGCGTGACATATTACCTCGTTTTCGACGGCGAGGCTATGTTTATGCTTCGGGACATTTACGGCGGGACACAACTCGCACTCGAGGCGATAGAGCCGGATACCCGCGAGGGCTTCGCGGCGACGTGTGCTATCGCGGCGCTACTGGCAGAACGCGGCGAGCTCCTCCGGCGGCGGCTCGGGTATGACTCCGGCGCTATCCCGGAAAAGGACGATTTTCTCCTCGCGGTGAGGCCGTTTGAAATCGTGGAGCTCAAGCGCGCGATTATGACGGCTATCGAGCTCGGCTATGGTCGAGAGGTCACGACCCCCGGCGACGAAATCGACGAGGGGCTCGCGGAACTTAATCAAAAAAAAACAAGATAAGGCGGGCGGACTATTACCGTATCGCCGTTCTTTGCGGAGTCTCCCCCGGGGAGGCTCTTTTTATGGCTCCCGGAGAGGTTTTCGACCTTTGGGAGCTCTATCTATCCGCACACGGTAAAAACAGGGGCGAGGAGGGCGTGTAATGGCAAACCGTGAGATAAAAACGAAAGTCGCTATCGACGGGGAAAAAGAATACAAAGAGTCGCTCAAGAATATTAACTCCGCCCTCGGGACGCTCAAATCGGAATTGAAGCTCGTCGAGAGTCAATACGCGGGACAGGCGAACAGCTACGCGGCGTTGAGCGCCAAGGGCGACGTACTCTCCCGTATGTACGACCAGCAGAAAGAAAAGGTCAAGGCGGCGGCGGAACAGCTCGAGAAAGCGAAAAAAGCTCAATCGGACTACGCCGAAAAAGTCTCCTCCGCGCAATCCGAGATTTCGCGTTGTGAGGCCGCTCTCGCCGCTCTCGGCGACGAGACGGGCGACACGACCGAGGAGCAAGCCAAACTCACGGCGGAGCTCGAAAAGGCAAAGAGCGAGCTCGCGGCGGCTGAAAAGGGGTACGAGTCTACGACTCGCTCCGTCAATTCCTATCAAACACAGGTAAATAGCGCCGAGACGGAGCTAAACAAGCTCGGCTCGGAACTCGATAAAAACGCCTCCTATATGGACGAGGCCGCGAAATCCTCCGACGGGTGCGCCGAGTCTATCGACGAATACGGGAAAGAGGTCAAAAAGGCCGGAGAGGACTCCGAGGAGGCCGGAAAGAAGTTCGACAAGGTAAAAACCGCCGCGACCGCGCTCGGAACTGCGGCGGCGGCGGCAACGGCGGCACTCGCG